TCGTCTATTTGTCTTAGTTTAATGCCACCAAGGGAAAGATTAGCATTAAACTTGCTAATTGATCCTCTTGAGTTCTCATCAGTATCTGGTTTGTGATAACCAGAACCCTCTAAAACATTCATTAGCACTGCTGCAGCATCAGGAGAAGCGGGGTCAACTATAGTGACATTGATATCTTGCCACATAACACGACCGGGGTATTTAAATGTATGCTGAATGTACTTTACTTGTGGACCTCCTTCCATTTGGAAACTTGGTTTGCCACTGCTTTTTACATAGTAAGAAGCAATTGTTGCACCCATTTCTGGTCCTGCAAACTCCATTAGGAATCTGAAACTTCTTTTTGGTTCTAGTGTGTTGTTTGCCCAAAATGTACTCATTTAAATATTCTCCCCTTTATTATAAGTAGTGCCTTTAATTATTAATCATCAAAAGAAGCGCCAGAGTCTGTGATAACAAAATCAATTGCGATAAATTCAATTGCTCTAGTTGGCTTCAAGAAAATCTGTGCATACATGATGTTTCTATCAATCAAATCTGGTGTTGTTGTGGTCTCATCTAGTACTAGTTTGTAAGCATCTAGACCCAATCCTGCTTTAACACCCGCAAGGAATGGTTCTACCTGACCACGGAAACGGTTCCATGTTGATTGAACATTTTGGTCAAACAATAATGTCGCCGCGTATCTTGAAATTTGACGCTTCACATAAATGAGTAGTCGTCTTACATTAATTCTATCCAAAGCAGAAGGAGTAGATTGTAGTGTCTTTTGACCAAAGATTACAATACCCTCTGATGGGAATTGTGCAATTGGGTTAATATTGGCATCATATAATGAATCTCTATCTTTTGATACCAATCTTTCACGCACAGAGAGAACCGGAATACCGGCAGCGTTATTTGCTGAAAGACCACCACGAGTAAACCCTGCAGGAGCAAACCAAAGTTCCTGTGTTCTTTGCCCATAGGACATTGCACCAAGTGCCGCTATCGAAGGTGGTGCCCAAAGGACAGCACCGTTGATGGTATCCTGAATTTGCACCCAAGGATAGTAAGCAGCGCCGAAACTTGAATTAATTTGCAAGGTGTTCTTCTTGTTAGTAATTGTTTCAGTAACTGAACCCAATCTCTGCTGTACAGTTAGTGTGTTTTCTGTTTTTGGAACATATCCACCCTTAAGGTCAACAATCGCCATTGCATCACCGCGTGCTTCACACATGTCAATCAAAGATCTATTAAGTGTGTTGTTAGTAATACCGGGCATTGCTGCAAGGTCAAATTCTACTGCCTCTGGATCTCTTAAGGTATCAATTGCAATCTTAAGAGAGTTGTAAGCATAGTTATTTAATTCAGTTTGTGTAATTGTCTGATCTAAGTATGTATTTCTAAAAGGCTCTGCCTCTGTGATATCCATACCATCAAATCCACCATGAAGAACTGTTGTAAATCTATCACAACCTGCATCAAGTACAAGTTGGTAAGAACCAGTTCCACGAATATAACCAAGACCACTTCTCTCAGATGGTCTTGCTTGTCTAGCACCTGAAAGATAAACATTAGTACCGGTCACGACAGAATTTGTAGTATCCGTGTTGCACATATCATCCAAAGTGAAGACAAATGAATCTTCTGTATTTGCAGTAGTTGCACTCTCAGCAGAGGTGAAACTGTTTATACCTGCAGGTTTTGCACCGGTATAATCACCGATTGTCTTTGATGAAACTCCATTACGATTAAATGTAGTATCAACGCCAAAGTATACTGATCGTGGATCTGTTGGATTTCCTTCCGAAGCAGATGCACGCAAACGTAGTCTTGGAAATTCAAATCTAACATTTAGTGCTCCAGAAATTAGACTTAAGTCGGCAGCATCAAAAGATGTCGCTCCGGCGGCAGCGCCACCCGCGTAGAAGTTTCCAGCACCGGTAACTAGAGTGTTAGTGAAGGACAGTGCAGATGCAGTTGCCGCTTCAAATCTTGGAGGTCCAATCACACCGAATGGAAGAAGTGCAGGATTGCCTTTACCTTCAGAAATAATATCTGTCATTTCTACATAGACATACTTAGAGCGGTTGTTGTGATCACCGTATTCCTTGTATCTTCTTATTTCATCATCCCATTCTAGATACTTATCACCAATTTTTCTAGCAATATAGTTTTCAGAAGCGGGATTCAAGTTGCAGTTATTAAATTGCTCTATAATCTTTATGCGATTATCTGTGTCATCTACTGCTCTGAGTAGGACAGAGAAACTTCCATAATCATTAAAAGTATCTGAAGGTGCCTTAATGTCAGCGATAGATACTTTTAGATTTCTAGATGCCCAACGCCCTGTATTACGTGCTCTTAGACGGAACAGTTTAACTTGACTTGCGGCATCAAAAGACCCTGTTGAATTTCCTTCTGTGAGATCTTGAGAAATAAAATACCCTGTTCTAGAATCTGCAAAGTCTTGTCTCTTATCTGCCTCATAAACACCATTTGCATTTGCTAGAGGGATGATAACGCCATACTGATCGGCAGCGCCAGTTGTCAATGTAAGTAATACTTGATCTTCATATGTTTCACCTAACCAGTATCTCTCTAGATTTTCACTTGGAGTGATATCAGAGTTTGTAAGTGTTGGGTTGGTGTTGAAAACCTTACGAATAAAACGCTCTGAAGAATTTGTAAAGTTAAAAGTAGTTTCAATATCTGTTGTAACAGAAGATTCACCGCTAGAAATAATAACTTTAAACTCTTTATCTCTAGTTGCTCTAAAGACTTTGTTTGTACCAACCTGACCAGTTTTCTGATTAGTCGCAGCACTATAAGATGTACCGCCAGCAGTTGAACTTGATACAGCAGTACCAGAAAGTGAAACAGAACCTGTATTTAGATACCAAACCGCAGCAAGAGTACCTGTTGGTATTACTGCTGAACTTGATTGAAATACGAACAAACCATAAGCACCACCTTGAGTTCCTGCTGCTCCATAATCTGGAGATAATCTTGTAGTCTCCCAACCTGCTTCACCTGTATTAGCTTCAGCATCTGCATGTGCTCTACCCACCAATCTAATAAAAGTTACTGGTGAGTTATTTCTTAACCAAGCTTGAGCAGCATATGGTGCGTATGTTGGTCCAACAGAATTACCATTTCTAGAGATATCCGCACCTAATCCTCCTGGTGTTGGTGGACCAAAGACTTCAACAAATTCTTGAAAAGAGTTTACAGTTGTTGGAATCAAACCTGGACCCTTTTCTGAACGTCCAATAACTACTGGACCGATATCTCCTGGTGCTCTTGATACTTGGGAGTTGTCAATTTCGTTGACAAATACTCCTGGTGAGATAAATTTGAAATCTGATGCTGGCATTCTGTTGTCTCCTTTGTGAACAATTGTAATTGTTTCTTTATTAATTAGTGAGTTAAGAGAGTAAAAACCATTTTTGTTTATTCTCTATATTTTGATTTTCCGTTGCCATAATCAGGAATATCACCAAAGATTACTCTTTCTCTTGGAATCTTAACCTCTACGGCATTTTCACGTCTTATAATTTTAGGTCTTTCACCGTTTGGTGCCTCACCTATAATGTATCCCAAAACTTCAAAAGTTACTTTTGTTGTATAGTTTCTTTCATCTGTTCCCAAAGATGATACATTATTTGCTAAATTTAAACCTTCCTGCAAGAAAGCTTCATATCTATGTCCATTTTTTTCAATTACAAAATAACTTATTGAAGAACCCAAAGTGATAAATGGGGACATTAAATCATTCATTTGTTGAACATATTCGGTTCTAAGTGTTACTTCATAATTCATGCTGACATAAATAGGAAGTGGTACGCTCAATGTTTCATAAACAACCTTTCCTTTACTTTTACCTGGAAAGTAACCTTGTCTATTTGGTGTTCTTTCGACTGTATTAAACTTTTTAATATTGTCGGCAACGGTGAAATTGTTTGTTTTATCTTTTACTATTTTCCTTGCTATAGTTATTCTACCAAATCTATTATCTTCTGGGAGTAGACCACTCAAACCGTAATATTTACCTTTTCTTGTTTTACTTTTATTCATTGAGGTTCTTTCTATTGTTATTAAAGGCAAAATAAGAGTACCATCATCATCTCTTAAATCTTTATTATTTTTAGACAAATAAGAGCGTTCAGAAGATGCCCATATGATAGGAGTTTTTTTCCAACCTTCGTTGGTAATTGCACTATTGTTCATTTTATCATTGATAAAATCAAAAAAAGCAAAATCAATGTTTTCTAAAGTAGAGGGTTGTATCTCTTCTACGTTTATATTTTGATCTGCGTTTTCTACACCTCTGTATTGTGGATTATCCGGCATTAAAAGTTCCCTTACGTGCTTTAATACACTTTGCTTCTACTTCCATTTTATGGTCCACTTGACCAAAGATTTGCTTTGGTTCATTTAATTGAACAATTTCATAGTATGTTTCACCGTAGAGAACGAAGTCGCCTTCTCTTACAAAGAGGTCTTGATCTTCTGTTAGTCTTCTCTTGTGGAAATGAATAACAATAGAAGGTCTACGGTCGATACCTAGATTTGTTGTTTCTGTTGTGTACCCTTCCCACATTATAAGAGCATATACCCTAACTGGGGGCAAGAATGTTTTTTCTATTGCTTCTCCATAAAGTGGATGAAA